GACGAGAACCGTCGCATCTTTTTGCACGGCACCCGCGATCTCGATGAACCGAACCTGACCTGGGATTGGAAGACGGGCCAGCACGACGCCCCGTGGCTGGTTCGTCGCAACGACCTGCAGTCGATGATCTACACGCTGGCTCGCGCCCGTGAGCGTGGTGACCTGGAGTCGCCGCAACCGTTCAGGTTCTGCTATCTCACCAACGGTGAGCTTGAGATCATTGATGTCACACGCACCCCTCAGGATTGGGCTGCGTTGGTTCCGATGTGCAACAGCATCGCCGACCTGATCGAAGCGCGGCTGCCGTCATGGCCGATGCGCTACGATGGTTGGAAATGCTCAGACGACTGGTGCCCGAACTGGGCGGCATGTCGTGGGAAGCACTTGGGTGTCGGCACACGGCCGGCGAACTGGTAACCCGAAAGGGAAGGAGCAATACGAAATGCTAACTGACAGGGACACATCGATTATCGCTCAGGTGGCAGCCAAAGTGGCTGGATCTGTGTGCATGGGCAAGGGCGCAGAAGGAATCACCGAGTATCTCGCCGTCGAGGAAACGGTTTTCAACAGCATCATCGACCGCCTCGGTGGCGCCGAGATCGTGGTAGCACCGCCTGCGGTCGCTGCGGCACCAGCACCAGCGCCAGCACCAGCGGCAGCGGCAGCTGCGCCTGTCGAGCAGGTGCAGGCAGCGTTCCCAGGCGCCGAGATAGTGGCGGCACCTGGTGCGGACATCCCGCCGCCGGCTCCGCCAGCGCCACCCGCTCCTACGGCGGCGAAGCCGGCGCGGGGTGCCCGCAAGCCCGTCCAGCGCGACGAGAACGGCTTCGTTACCGACGGTCGGCAGGCCGCATGGAACATAGCGTTCCTGTGTGCTGGCACGAAGACCGACGACGGCAAGGTCATCGTGTTCGACAACAAGCGCAAGAAGGAGTCGGGCGAGTGGAAGGCCACCGCAGCAGACTTCAACATCTCTGAGGCGGGCGCAGCCAAGTACGGTCTCGGCGACAAGCGCATTGGGTTGTGGCTGTCGGACGCACCGACCCATATCCAGGCCGGCGACGGCAGCATCCATGTCTTCAACGTGGAGGACATGCACGCACGCTGCGGCTCGTAATGGCTGATCTGCCGGCACCATTGTCGCCTGAGCAGATCGAGCAGCGGTTACGGGAAGCGGCCTCCGACGGGGAGGCTGCTCCCGCAACCAACTACAGGTACATCGAACCGACCTCCACGGCGTTCGATTCGTTCGTTGATTACGTCCGCAACGACGAGGGTCGGTTCCTGCTCGGCTTCCCAGAGGTTGACCTGGCCATGCGTGGCCTCGCCAGAGGCGAAATGCTTCTGGTTGTGGGCCACTCGCACAACGGCAAGTCGCAGGTGCTGTACAACTCGATCATCACGGCACTGTTGAACACCAACGCCCACATCCTGCTGTTCTCCCCCGACGAGCCACGCGAACTCATCGCACAGAAACTCCACTGCATCGCATACGGCCGCAACGGCGAAGAACTCGAACAACAGATCAAGGACGGCAACCAGACCGTCCTCGACGAGGTCCGAACGGCATCCAAGACGCTGTTCAACAGGATCCTCATCAACGACGCAGCGTTGACGTTCAGCCAGATGGGCGACGCATTCAAGGAAGCTCAGGACTACTGGCAACGCAACCCCGACTTCGCCATGGCCGACTACCTCGAACTACTACCAGGCGAATCCGACCACAACGGCGTGGTCGCCAAGGCGCAGGGTCTGAAACGGTGGTGCAAGGAAGTGTCGGTGCCGCTCGCTGTCGTCCATCAGGCTGGCCGTGGATCTGGAGACCGGCACAAGCCGTCAACGATCACGGCCGGCAAGTTCGGTGGCGAGCAGGAAGCGTTGGCGGTACTTGGCGTGTACCGGCGACGCGACGACCCGACGCTGTCCTATGTGGAGAAGTGCTACCACTCGGTGTCGATCAACATTCGGGTCAACAAGAACAAGCGGCCTCCGAACCGGCTCGGCGACTTCGAGTATTTCATCTGCCCGCACACCGGCCAGATCCGCGAGTACAGGGACGACGACATCCCTCCCGACGACAGGTACATGCGGTGACTGACCGTGTCGCCATCGGCGACAAGTTCTGCCACCTGTTTCGAGGCAACGCCCTCGCCAAGGAGACACCCGACGGCGGCTTCCGCCCGTGGCGTGGCGAGGATGGCACCCCGATGCCGGCCAAGGGTCCAGTCTTCGAGGAAGCCATCCACAACCACCTGTGGGGGCCATACCGCCTGGGGGTATACCCGCTGATGGAGGTCGAAGGGTCTCCGAGTTGCAACGTCGGATGGCTCGCCGTTGATTGGGACGAAGGTGACCCGTCGTATGTCCATGCCGTCAACGTGCAGGGATTGTTGACGCAGCTCGGCATCCCGTCGTGGGTTGAGTCTTCCCGATCCAGAGGCTTCCACCTGTGGGTATTCCTGGTAGAAGACATTCCTGCTCAGATGGGGCGCAACGCCATGTTCGCTGCATGCCAGATAGTGGGAAGCCCTACTAAAGAGGTGTACCCGAAACAGGTCACGATGCCCGCTAAGGGTTTCGGCAACGGAATACGGCTCCCATATGCGCTGTCACGCCCAGAGGGCCGTCAGGAGGCTGTACGGGGCTCTGAGAGCAACCTGTGCTTGGAGGAGTTCACCAACGAAGCGTTCGATTCGATGGTGAACCGTCAACAGATCGTCAAACTGGCCTCCCTGTACCAACCGCCAGCATCGAACAGACCTCTGCACACCCCGAAGTTCACCCACACGGGCACGAAGATCGGTGCCGACTTCAAAGCCGTAGCCCGAGACATATGGGACCAGGGCCCCACGCACGGCGACCGCAGCCTCGCACTGTTCTCGTTCGCCTGCTCCCTGTTCAGGCAGAAGTACACGCCAGACGCCGTGTACGAGTGGACCCGACAGTGCGACCTCAAATGGGGGCAGAAGTTTGCCGCCCGAGGCGAAAGCGGAGAGAAGCAGCTACGCAAACTGGTCGATGACGCTGCCATAAAGATGGGGCGATGAGCCTCAAGGTAGGAGCCCTGTGTGCAGGGTACGGCGGCCTCGAACTAGGGCTGCAACTAGCAGGCATCGACACCGACCTGGTGTGGGTGTCCGAGACAGACAAGCATGCCTCTGCCGTGTTGGATGCACGGTTCGGGGTACCAAACCTGGGTGACCTGACCGAGATTGTTGATCCACCGCAGGTGGATGCGATCACGGCGGGGTTCCCTTGCCAACCCGTGTCCCATGCTGGGAAGCGGGTTGGAATAGACGATGAAAGGTGGTTGATCAAAGATGTCGTCACTGTGGCAAGACGAGCAGGCGCACAATGGATCTTCATGGAGAACGTGCGCGGCCTGCTTGGCGCAAACCAAGGTGAAGCGTTCGGGCAAGTCCTCGACGCGTTGGCCGAAGGAGGCTTCAATGCGGAATGGGCATGTATACGAGCCGACCAGTCAGTGGGAGCCTGCCACCGTCGAGACCGCTGGTTCGCAGTTGCCCACGCCTCAGGCGTGGGACGGTGCGCGGGGTCCAGATCTGGCGAGGGTCAACCGTCCCGACAGCGGGGGGATGGATCTGGTGACGACGGTGACACGACTGCTGCCGACGCCACGGGCACAGAACGGCGAGGCGAGGAACATGAAACCGTGGGTGCGACCGCTGGATCAGCCCCAAAACCTGGAGAACGCCATAGCTCGTCTACCTGGGGTGACTATGCCGACGCCATCAACCGATGGGAATGGGCCATCGGACGAGCTGCCCCCAAGCCCGTAACCGACGGCAAGCTGTCGTCACGGTTCGTGGAATGGATGATGGGCCTGCCCGACGGGTGGGTGACAGGCGTCGGTCTGTCACGCTCCCAAGAGTTAAAGATCCTCGGCAATGGCGTAGTCCCTCAGCAGGCAGCAGTTGCATACGAATGGCTACTCAAACAATGAGCAGGAAGCGGAAGGTTCCCCACCACCAGAAGAAGAAGGGCGGCAGGTACACCCCGCCGACCCCCCGAGGGTTTCGTTGACGTACCGGTTCACGATCTCAGGCCGACCCAAGTCGAAGAGCCGGCCACGGTTCGCACGGGGCCGCGCCTACACCGACAAGAAAACCCTCGACGCCGAAAAACGCGTCGCCGAACTGTACAAAGGACCGTACTTCGACGGCCCAGTATCGCTGTCATTCACCTTCCACCCGAAGAAAACCGTCGTCACCATCGCTGCCCTCGACGAAGAAATATCACCATTGACCGCTGACCTCACCAACCTGTGTAAAATGGTCGAGGATGGACTCAACGGCGTGGCCTACTCCGACGACCGGCTCGTACAGAAGCTCTCGGCACGGAAGAAGAAATAGTGGGTAGCCCGTTCTCCGACCTCCCGTGGGAACAGAGGTACGGGTCAATGGGCGAAGAAGCAGAAGGTGCGTTCGAGGAACGCACCGAAGGGTGGGCACGCCTGGGCTTCAACCGTCCACCCTTCTCAATAGAAACACTGCCGCTGTTCCTGCGGTACACCCCCGACTACGTCACCGTCAACACGCTGATCGAAGTCATGGGATGCGGCAACAAAGGTCTCAAGCTCAAGCAGGAGAAACTGTCGGCTCTCACGATGTGGGACGGGCAAATGCCGGTATGGCTATGGGTGTGGTCAACACCGAAACAACAGCACGCATTCATGCCGCTGAAAACGATCACGAAACTGATCGATCAGGGAGAAACGACATTCGGGTCGTTTCGAGAGGGTAAAGCATACTACGGCTTCAAGCCGTCCCTCTTCCCCTGGACCGACAGTGTCATCGAATGACGGACGCCGCAAAGAGGCCCTCTACGATCCGCTCCTCCCACGAAGCCAGTCGGTCACAGCGTTCGACCGTCCCTTCTCGGCGGCAGAGGCGCTTATGTCTAGCGCCCCTTTCGACGAACCCGAAGAATCCATCATGGAGCAGCTGGAACTCCGCGACGTTCTCGCCGACGCCCTCGACACGCTGGATGAAGACGAACGATGGATTTTCGACATGCTTGTGGTCGTTCGGCTGTCTCTTCGCTTTGTCGGCCGCGTTGTGGGTATACCTAAGACAACCCTGGCGCGACGACGCGACAAGGTCATAGCGAAACTCCAGCAGCAACTATTGGAAAGCCCCGTCGTGCGAGACAGGTTCGTCAACCTATATCGGGCGGAGCCGCCTCCACGCAGCAAGAAATGAACTCCATCCACTTCTCCAACCAGATCAGCACTTCCTTCTGAGCCAACCAGTTGCCGGCAGCAGCCTCCTCCCAGGCGCACAGCAACGCGACGATCTCCTCGGTGTTGAAAACCGTCAACACCCCGAGAACGTCTTCGCTCCACTTGGCGTGGGTGCCGTCCTGAACGTCGAACAGGCCGCTGGTGCGGTCCAGTTCGTCGCTGATTCCCTTCTGCAGCTCCTGCCGCACAGGCCCGTTGAACCAGGAAGCCCACTCCGACTCAAAGTCGAGGGGGGCTTCTCCGCTCACGACCCGAGGCGCGCTTTAGCCAGAGACTTCACAGCAGAAAGCGTCGCCGCTGCGGCAGCCATAGCGGTCGTCCGAAGCGTCGACGCGTCACCGATAACGAGAACGGCGACGAAAGCCTGCACGGCAGTCCATGCCGCACGCTCGCCCCACTGCCCCCACGAAAACTTTGATGAAGTAGTCACTTCTTACCCTTCTTCCCAAGGCCAGCCTTATCATAGGCGATGGCCGTTGCCTGATCCTTCGAGTAGCCCTCGCTGATCAACTTGCCGATGTTGTGCGACACCACAGCGCGACTCGCCCCACGGCGAAGAGGCACGGCTAGTACCGCGGCCTACGAGGCTTCTTCTTGCCGGCCACTAGTCGTTTTCGTCGAACTTGGAACGCATCCCGCTCGCCATGCGACTCATGGCACCCGAGGTCAACGTGCCGAGATTCCGCGTCGGACGCGTCACGGCAGTAACCAAGACCTGGGTTGCCTTGACCATGCGGGGGGTTGAACCATCTCTCATAGCGTCCTACTTCCCGAACGGGCGGCCGCCACTGTTGGCGTTGCCGAGCTTGGTGGAACGAAGGTACGCAGCAGCCTTCTTGGCCTTCTGCGACATATCCCACATATTGAACGACGACGACGAGTCATACGGCTGGTCGTTCTGACTGCCGAAAGTCTCCTCGAAAGAGCCGTAACCAGTGTCCTTAGGCATCCAAATGTCCTCCTACAACAGGAACAAAGCGTCCCACGTTGTCTGATCCACCACCCCGTTGGGGCGTAGAAACCCCACAGCCCGCTGAAACGACTTCACAGCCGCCTTCGTCCTCGACCCGAACACCCCGTCGATGCCGCCAGGATCATGGCCCCTGTCCCGCAGGCGCCCTTGCAGCAACTGAACCATCTGGCCTCGAGACCGACGGGCCTTCGACAACGGAATGTTGTCGAGCTTCTCCCCCAACCCCCTGATGTACCGTGCGATCCCCTCGAAATCAATGGTCGACGGGTTCCCCTCGTACACGACGCAACCATTCTTCAACCATGCGTACAGCTCCGACCCTGGACAGGTCGTCGCCGCCAAATCCTGATGCCCCTTCAACCACAGTCTCCCTCCGTAGCGGCCCTGAATGTCTTCAATCACTTCGGTAATGCTTACGAGGGCGACCTCAGGGACTTTCCTGCCGCCATAGCCCGTGTAACAGATGCTCTCTGTTTTGAAGTTGTTGTGCTTGGTCGCTCCAGAAACTATCCCTGGGCCGCGTCCCTCGTAGATCACTCCGCGTTCGTCAACAAGCCAGTTGTAGGCGATGGCGTTCCAACCCCGAGTGTCCATGTGGTACCGCTCGTAGGCTCGGACAGCGTTCACGCCAGCAGGCGGGTTTGCGACGCCAGAGTGATGAACGACTATTCCCACGACACGGGAAGAACGAAGCCGCGTGAATGCTCGCTTCGGCGGTCTCGCATGCCAATCAGTGCGTGAGATGAAGTCCATCAACCTAACCTGCTTCCGTCCCAGCGAGTCTAGACGTTGCGGACCTCGATATCGATCATGCGTTTCATGTCGTCCTCCAGCTCACGCTGGGAACGAATCAGCTGGTTGCGGCGCTCCTCAGGCGTGTTCGCCCGCAGACCGCCACCAAACATCGTAGACAGGAACGTCGTCATCCAACGCTTCTCGTACTTCTCCTCGCCAGGGATGAGGCGGCGCAGCCGACCCATGAACGGCATCATCTGATCCAACACATACAGGTCCGAATCAGTCATCTTCCATTCGCCCTGCCGGTTCTTCTCCGCTTTCCCCAACCCTCCGAGGATCGGCATCAAACCAGGAATGTTCGCATACGACGGCGGCACATTCTGGAAACGACCCTTCAACGGCAGATCAGCGAAGAACTGCTTCCCTGCCCACAACTCGATAGGCAACTTGGCATACGGGAACGCTGCTTCAGCGAACGCCCTGGTTGCCATGTCCAACGGCTTGATGCCCGTGATCGGCCGGTCATCGGACCGCATCCAACGGTTCAGATCCTTGAACGGCAAATCAGGCAGGACGTACAGTTGCGATCCGTCCATCCTCCACGGCAAACGGATACCCAGGTTCTCCATGAAGTAGTCGGGCACGACGCCTTCGGCGTCGCTGGCGTACTCGAGTTCGCCCTTGATCTGCCGCAACCTCGACCACGCTGCCGGCCGATTCCCAATCGATTCGATCAGCACCGGCAGGATGTTCTTCTGCCACTTCCAGAACGGGATCACCATCTTGATCTTCGCTTCTGTGGGTGTCAGTTCGCTGTAGTCGAAATGGAACTTCCTGACCGTCTTCCACGCCTTCTCCAGATCGCCACCATGATCCATGACATGGCGTGCAGCAGTCATACGCACCATGAACTCGGCGTCCGTGTTCGCCGACCGCACAGCCTTGAACGGCACGAAATGCGCCCGCAACGGATTCCAAGTCCCCGCACCACCCAGAGCAGACTTTTCTGCCACCTCGATAGCAGCCTGACCTCCACCGGCAATCCCCGACCGCTCAATCTCATTGAAGACCCGCCAGTCCCGATCAGTGGCGTTACGGAACACACCACGCACACCAGGCAGCTTCGTCGGCGTCGCAGTGCTGGCCGTCTTCCACGCCAGATAGGCGCTACCCGTCCCAAGGTGGCCGGCCACCGGCTGCTCCAACACGATGTTGCGGGCCTTCGCCGTGTCCCTGAGATGCTGTAGGTACTTCTTGTCCCCAACCGCTTCAATCGACGCTTTCATCGCCGCCCGACGCATCGCCGAAGTCTTCATGTGCTGACCCATCTCGACACCCAGAATCTGAGAGTTGATCCAAGTCGCACCCATGATGTTACGAATCACGAACCCAGGGGTCGCCACCGCCTGAGCCTTCCAATAGTTCAACAACGACCGATACCCCTTCGTCCAGTCAGCCATCGCACTGGCACTGTTGAGCTTCGCCGCAGCCAGCGTTGCCGCAGCGAACAGGTCGGCGGACTCCTTCATGTTGACCGCCGAATATCCCTTCAACCACGGCCCCGTCAACTGGTTCGACAACGCCTCGTTGTACGCATGTTGGAACCCCTGCATGTTGCGTTCCTGATTGAGCGCCTTCAAAGCGGTCTCCTGGCTGTCCGCCGCCGAGATGCGCCGGCCAAGCTCCGTTGACCGTCGGGCACGGTTCATTTCCAACTCGAGTTCCATGGCCTGCTCTTTGGCGGACTGTAGGTACTTCTGCTGGTTGAACAACTCGTCAGGGGTCAGTACGTCCTTCTGGGCGATCAGACGGGCCTCTTCCAGTCCACGCTCCAGGTCGGGTGCTATGCCCTGCCATTTCTCCGCTGCCGCCTTCGCCTCTTCCAACGCCTCGCCGTACAGGCGGGCGTTGGCGAGGCCGCCGGCTTCCGCCACAGCAACCTTTTCGGCGATGTATACGAGATCGGGAAGATCCCCTGCGGCGATCTGGGCGCTGACGGCCCGCAGGAAGTCGTCATCAGCGGCATGCAGATACGCCGTCGACCCCGTCAGATTGTCAAGATCAACCCACTCCGAATACTTCTTGGCCCACGCCTTCATCTCAGGAAGAATCGAAGACGGAATCGTTCCAGTCTCCAACGTCTTGACGAGCTGACGGCCCGCCCTGACAGTCCTGTCGTTCAACGCTGCTCGAGCCATCAGCCCGTTCATCTGAGCCAACGCAGACTCCATGACCTTGATGTTGCGGGTTGCGGCCTGCAACTCTGCGTAACCCCTGGTGCCGGCCTGCTTCGCCGCAGCATCGACACCGTTCACCAACTGGCGTAGACGCATCACTTCCCGACCGATCTCGTCGGCAAACCCGCTGTACTGATCCATGACCCGCGCCCAGTTTCCGATAGGCAGCGGCGTCAACGAATCAAGGCTCTTGATCGCTGCCTGAAGTTCCTTCGGCAACCATGTCGCCTTCCCCGTGGTAAGGCCCTCGACGGAACGCATCGCTGCGTTCACTCGACGGCCCAACTCTGGAGCCAGATTGGCCGGCAACGATGTCGGAGCCACCCCAGGTATCACGCCCCCAGCGACCCCCGCTGCGGCCTCATCGACCTGCCTGACCCGAGCAGCACCCACACGGCTCGCATCAATCTTGCTTTCAAACTTCTGAATCGTCCCCCCAGTGCGCCGACCCGACTCGTCCATTACGCCGGCAACTTTCCTGAACCTGTCAGCAAGATCCATGCGGATCGCCCCTCGAGCGTCCGTCTTCACGACCAGACCGACGTTCTCCATGCCTCGCAGCACATTCTGGACATCAACCCCCTGAGCCATGTCGTTGATGTACCGATGCACGACCTCATGGAAGTCGTTGGAGAAGATCTGCTTGTACTCGTTCTCGCCGAGAACATGACGACCAATGTCGTCCATCTGATCGCGAACAGACTTGCCGGTCGCCCCAGGGCCGGTCACGTTCTGCAACGGTTGACCCATCCACGTTTGCGAGAACCGCTTGGCAGCCTCCTCCTCGCCGTGCAACGCAACCATTTTCGTGTACTGCGACGGCGTGACATACTCCCGTGCCTGCCACGGCGTCCCCCCGAGACCGCCACGGCCAGCAAACCTGACACCACTGCCACCCAGAACTTCCTGGCCACCCTCCGACAGGTAACGGGCCGCATACAGGTCGTCGGCGAACCCCGCCAGCGGCGTCCCCGCCAACTGCTCGTTCGCCAACCGGCGGGCATCATCCCACCACCGCAACAGCTCCTCATGGAACTTCGTGCCCTGCGCCCCCAACCGTCGAAACGAATCAGGCAACTCGGGGTTCAGCACACCCTTCACAAATGTGGGCCTATCAGAAGCCCTCATCAGATCCTCGCCCGAAATGCCGAACTGCTTCGCCTTCTCCACGATCCGCATAGCGCCAGCACCCTCCTCAGGGACACCAGCAGCCTTCGCAGCCATCCTGTACCCCAGAGGCGGCCTACCAGGCGCACCCAGAAGCTGCCTCTTGAACGTCCCCGCCTTCACCGCAGCATTGTTCGCGACCTCTTCCATGTAGATACCCGCCAACGCGTCATCAGGATTGTCAGACAACTTCATGGCACGAATCGGGGCACGCGCATTCAACGCATTGTCGAACCCCTTGGCGGCCTTGTGTTGCGACGCCAAACGAAACGCATACCCTGGCAGCGGTGCCACCGCCTGCACCAGCGGCGTCGACCACGGCAACGTGAACGGCAACGTGACTGGTGCGCGGCGACCAAACGCCGCAGCCTCCATGATGTCCCGATGCAACGCCTTCGGAATGCCACCCTTGGTGAGCATGTCCGCCACCGCTGTCTCGCCCTTCTTCAACAGCTTCATCGAATCGGCGATCTGAGGGGCATACTTCTGAACGTCGAACGCCGTGTCGGGCAGAATGAACGACGGCACAGCCTTCGCCCGCTGGGCACGGGCAGCCTTGCCCACAGCACCGCCCGTGGCGAAACTCAACGGCTTCTCCACGATGTGCCGGCCCAACCGGCCGGTGCCAGGGATCGTGAACGTCAACCCAGACTTGATTCCGATGTCGTCCAGAGCCTTGCCGGCCGACAGAATCGACCGGCTCTTGCTGACCCGCTGCGCTGCAGCAGTCAGCTCGGCGGCCTTCGCTGGCGTAGCAGCAAGACCTGACGCCTTCGTCAACGCCTTGACGACATCGTCGACCATCCCCATGCCCTTCAACACCCGCGGCACAGCCCCCAGACCGCCCGTCAGGTACACGATGGGGTCGGTAAGAACATCGAGGCCGAACCCCAACGCCATTTCCGTCTTGCTACCAGGCTTGATGCCGAACTTCTCGGAAATGCCGGTCTCGCGCAGCACCTCGGACATCAGCATGTGGTCGTTGGTCTGCTCCCACCAGTCGGCAATCGACGCACCACCTTTGCCGCCCGTGAAGAACCCCTCGAACGGGTTCTTTCCTTGGGCAAGCTGGCTCCATGCGTCAATGTTTTCCTTGACGGCGGAACGCACCATCGCCCCGCCAAAATCGATCACATCGATCAGCTTCCCGAACGCCCCCTTGAACCCGCCGTCCTCGCCCTTCGGCTTCGCGAACCGTGTGATCGGCGTCCCGCCGAGAACAGGCGTTTCCCTCGTCGTGTGGGTGAGACCCGTGCGGAAAGACGCAGGATCTATCGGAGAAAACGAGATAGGTGACGAACCACCCTTGATGATGTCGACGATCTTGGAGCGGTTGATGTCCGCCATGATCAACCCAAGGTCGCCAAGAAGTCGCGCACCGCCTGTGCCTCGGTCTTTGTCTCCCCGCCAGGACCAACCACATCGTGCTGACCTGGCAGCAGCGCATCCAAGTTCTCCAACGCCGTCGCTCCAGAAATCAGATTGCCCGTCAACGCCGCCTCAAGAGAGGTCGGCGCAGCACCAAGATCGGCCGCAGAACCCGAAGCCAACGTCGCAGCATCCACGTTCTCGCCGGCCCAAACCGGCGTCAACGGCGCACCAATCAACTGGAGATCAGTACCAGCAGAATGCGTCAAATACGGAACGCCTTCCTCAGTGACCCCACCCACATCCACGAAGAACGTGTTCCCATCGTCGTCCTGCATCTGCATCAGGTTCACATCCGACGACGCATCCGCACCCGCACCACCGAAGACGACCTCTTCCAGGTAGAACTCCCTGTTGACGGGAATGTCCACACCATTGACGTTGACGGTAATGAACTCTTCGGCTAGACGGCTGGCCTCAGCCAACGCCGCCTCGGCGGCAGCGATCTCAGTCTCATCTTCTGCCTCGTCCAACAGGCGCTGGGCTTCCAGTCTTGCTATCTCAAGTTCGTTCTTGCGGTCCAACTCATTCTGTTCCGCTTGCCATTTCTGGTTCGCTGCCGCAGCGTCCGCTGCGACACGATCCCGTTGCGCCTGCTCCATTGAACGGCGCTTCGCTGCACGCTCAACCTCCAACGCAGCGTTGTACTCCTTGCGGGTCGTGATCCGCTCCAACTCGCCCTGGTCGAACAAGTCGGTGCGCTTCCCGAAGATCGACTCCTTCGACGCCTGCAAGCGAGCCAACTCCTCCAAGTTGATCTCACCCAACGCCGCAGCCTGAGCAAGATCGGCATCCGCCTGAGCATCAAAGTTCGCCAAGTCAGCCCAACTACGCATATCGAACAACTTGTCCTGCAGCGCCTGCGCCGCCTGCGAGAAGATCCCGCCGACCCTCGCCCGACGATCAATCGCCTCAGCGGCAGAAGCATCACGCAGACGATTCTGCATCGTCTGCATCGACAACTCCTGCGACGTAAGCAACGCCTGCGTTTCCGCACCAGGAGCCGCCGTGTAGGCAGCAGGCTCAATCCCCAAGTCCCGCAAAGCCTTCTCAGCGTCCTCGATGCTCTTCTGAGTCGAAGCCCGAGCGCCACTGAACCGATCCGCCAACTGGGCTGCCAACGCAGCCTCCTGGCCCACACGGCTCGACTCCATCTGGGCAACCTCAGTCAACAACCCAGCCTCATCGGAAGCCAACCGTGTCATACGGCGAGCCTCTTCCGTGTTGAGCTGACCGGTAACCATCTGGTGGCGAAGCGTGTTCCGATTACGTTGCAGATCCGACAAGTCGTTTGCGATACGGCGCTGCTCCGCAGAGTCAGCCATGATGCCGCTGGCCTCCAGCACCGCCTGCTCCGTGTACCTGTCCATCAGGCTCTGCTCACGACTGTTCAAAGCGGTAATCGTTTCGTTGTACGCCCGAGCAGCTTCGTCGACCCCTTCGGTGAAGTATGCGTTGGCGGCCGTAGCGGCCTCCGCAGCGGCCGCCCTGCCCTGCTCCCTCACAGTGTCCGCATACGCCCGACCGAGATCCCCCAGTTCCGTAGCACCCGCCATGCCGGCCTGATACTGGTCTTCGACAGCGTCGCGCTGCCTGTCGTACATGGCGGCATACATCTCCGCCAAAGAAGGCTGCCCCGCAGGAACGCCCGTAGAACCGAAGCCCATGCCCGCCCCAGGCGCACCGCCTGGGAACGGCACCATGCCGCCAGCAACATTCGGACCCGTTCCAGGTGCCGATACGCCCGACGGTGCCGCTCCACCAAGGGCACCTGCACCACCGAGACCGCCTGCACCGCCTGCGGTAAGACCGCCGGCTCCGCCAGCAGACGCAATAAGAGCTTCCAATACCTCGGCCTGGGACGCTGGGCCTCCTTGACCCCAAGACGGTTGCGAAGGATCAAACAGATACCCGCCAGCCCGACCTGGTAGCGCCTCACCCCAGTTCCACAAATCCCCAATGCCGCCCACAGCGCCCTCAAGCCAGTCGTCAACCCTCGACCCCTCAGGAGCGACATTACGAACAAACGCAGGGACCGCCTCGAGAACGTCGCTAATGTCGTCACCGAGATGGTCTCGGATGTACGGCCACGCCTCTTCCTCAAGCCACGGCAACGCCGTGTCCGTCGTCCAATCGGCTGTCGCCAAACCTGCCGGCTTCAAATAGTTCTCATACAACGGAGTGATGATGTCCTGATAGACATCGTCAACAGCCCAGTCGGCAATGTCGAGACCGGCAGGCTTCAGCACATTCTCGTAGAATGGCTCAATGGCCTGCCCCCACGCGTCATCAACAGCCCAGTCCTTGACCCCGCCAGCAAGGTTTGTTACGTCTTCCATGAAATCGTCTTGGAAATACGGCAGAACCTCTTGCATCGTAAAGTCTGGCACCGTTTCGGTAACGAATCCCCGAACAGGGTCGTAAACCTGCTGCTGAACCCACGGCAGCGCCGTCTGCTGCGCCCAGGCGGCGGCTTCGTCTTGAAGCCGTGCGACTTGATCGCCTAGATACCCGATGCCCTGTCCAACCTGATCGCCTAGATACCCGAGACCCTGTCCAACCTGATCGCCTAGATACCCGAGACCCTGCTGGCCCAGATCGGCCAGCCCGCCGCCGGCCCACTGGGCAGCGTCCAAAGCCATCCCAGGGATGCCCTGACCAAAACCGCCGACAGCTCCGAGGGCGTTTCGCAGACCCCAGTTGTCGTAAATGTTGCGTCCTAGATCAGCGCCTACCTCGCCCAGTTCGCGTCCCACCCAGCCGAGCTGGTTGGCGGTGCCACCAGCGAAATCGCCGATGGCTCCGCTGAGATCCCCCTCGTAAAGTTCCTGCATCGCTTGAAAAGTAGGGTCTAGTACCCATTCAGCGCCACCCCTTAAGGTGTCTCCAAAAGCCTCAATGTCGCCCGCCCTGTCCCCCACCCAGCCGACGGCGTCACCTGCGCCGCCCACAACGTCGGCACCGAAGTTGTAGACCCGATCCTGCATTCGGTCCCACCAACCGCCTTCAGGATTCCCAAGGCTGGCGCGATGTTCCCCGAGAACCTGAGCAAGAAGATCAGCATCTCGACCTGAGCGGCCGCCGCGGCCGGCCGTAGAAGAAAGCCCCATTATCTGCCGCCTTGAGCCAACATCCGAGCAATGTCAGCAGGCTGCGCCGTAGCCTGCGCCCGAGCCGCCGCAGCCGCCAACGCGTCCTGCAACCGCCCCGACGCATACTGCTGCTCCGCCGCCATACGGCGCTGCGCCAAACTATTCAACGCCTGCTGCGCCGCCATCTCCAAACGGCCACGCCGACGCAACTCGTCAGCAAACGACCTACCCATCCCACGCTGGAACTGCCCCGAATCAAGCATCCCGCGTTGATTGAACTGGCCTGGAATACCTCGACGCTGATCAACGAACTGACGGGCCAAATCATCCATGCTCACAGCACGATCACGCTGAACGTCGCTCTGCTGGTAACCAGTGCTAGCCAAAGCCCGCTGCAAATCAGCAAACCTCTGACCACCCAACCCGCCTGTGGGCGTCCCAATGGTCGGCATCTTCGGTGCGTTCCCGAAAGACGGCGCGTTCTTAGACCCCAACCCGCCATAGGTTGCCGACATCGTGTTGGCGATGGTCGGAACCGGCGCGTCGTTGCGGCCCGTGAACGTGAAATCTATAGCCATCTATTCATCTCTTGAAGCGTCGCTCCGCTGAGGTGCGCCTCCTGTCTGCCGGTTCGGCCTCTCGCCTGCGGAACAGGCATGTTCGCCTGCTGCGTTCCTGGCGGTCCCTGTGTCATCGCTGCCATCAGATCCTCAAGCTTGACGACAGGCGGACGACTGCCACCCATCGGTGGTCTCCGTTGTGGCCAGCCGCCACCCATCGGTGGCCGCTGCGGTGGCCTGCCGCCACCCATCGGTGGTCGCTGAGGTGCCCTGCCGCCACCCTGACCGGCCATCAACTGCATCATCAGCATCTGCAACAACTCGGGAGGCATCTGCCCCTGCGGGAACAACCGCTTCAACCGATCAGCAAAAGGCATCTGGCCGAGCGGATCAGCAGCGATGTCGGACGCAAATCCTGGCATGTTGTTAGCCATCAGCCAAACACCTGTCCTGCTAGTTGCAAAGTCGCGGTCTCCACATTCACATTCACGGTCACCGTCCCGCTGCTGCCACCGCCACTAATGGCAGTGCCCGCAGTGACACCCGTGATGTCTCCCGTGGTGGGAGAAGTCCAGCTCAGGCCACTCGCTGTACTTGAATCGGCAGTAAGAACATATGTGTTCGTACCCACCGACAACTTGGTTGCAGTATCGGCAGCTGTACCAACTATCAGGTCGCCCTTGGCGTCCGTGTCGACAGTGAGGGTCACAGCACCCGAGGTGCCGCCCCCCGCCAGACCCGACCCCGCAGTTACACCCGTGATGTCCCCAGTTGGAACCTGGTCGATCCTTTGCGTAATCCTCGACGGCATCCTGGTTCTCCTTACCCGAAGTAGGTGACATCAGCGGTGCTACTAGATGACACACGGATGAACTTCACATCCGTCAAATCGTCCTTGTACAAGTCCAACACCGAATAGGGATTCAGGTAATGGCCCACACTTGCGGTCGGTGTTCCCCAACGGACACGAACCGGTTCAGCACCGTTCGTCACCATCGCCGACACGGCCCCCGTCGGAACAGTCAAAGCGATAGCGGTCCCCGCCACAGTCAACTGCTGGTCACCGATAGCAGATCCGTATTCTGCGGCTGCTCTACGAATACCCATCTAATCTCGCCTTCCGAAAATCCCTAGCCGGTTTGCTTCTATGGCAGCGTCATGGCTGCTCAGGGTTTGAGCCAGTTTCCGAAGCTCGTACTCAATAGACAAAGCGTTTTGTCCCATGAACTTGTGGGTCGGCCTGTACTCAGTCGTCGGCATCAGGCCACCAGTCCTGTTCCGCTTCCATCAACAATGCGCTAACCGAGGTAGCGACCCCCGCCACCAGCTCTTCCATAGCGTCCACACGGTTACACAGTTCCTCCATCGCCGCCAACCGTGTTTCCAAGTCGCGTATGTCTTCCGTAACATCCTCCACGCGGGCGTAGGCGTGCATGTCCATCGAGTCTTCAATGGATTCGACCGATTCCTCCAGGCGGTCGATGCGGGCCACCGTGCGGGCAGACGACCATGTGATCGTTCCAGCGATCACCGCCACGGACAGGATGAGGCCGACCGCTATGGTCGGGATCTTTACCTGTCGGATGTCGGTGGGGGTGTTCATTATTCAGGCGGTGTGGGCCACACCACTTCAGACACGCGAGTGTACGTCTGGGGTAAATCCCGCAGTTCCTGACGGTACCTCTCCCACGCTTCCTGCTGTTCGTCGGTGAGTGGTGCGTCGTCCAACTGTGTCCAATCGCTGTTGGACAGCAACCCGTTGCGTTCGCCTCGCACCCCGCTGAAATCCAGATCGGCTGCGGCCACACGGGCCTCAACCTCAGCGATCTCCTCAGCAGTCAGTTCGATGAC